TTCCTGTGGCTCCAGCGGTTGTTCCTGCGGTTCCTGCGGTTGTTGCCGCTGTACCCGCCGCCGTACCCGGTATCATTGCAGAGGAGCCGCCAAGGAACGAAGGAACTGAAGTAGGAAGAGCGCCAATGCCAGCTCCGGCTCCCGCCACACTAGAGCCCAAAGCGCCAGCTCCGGCTCCCGCCACACTAGAGCCCAAAGCGCTCGCTCCAGGAGCGAGTCCACCAACAACCTGACCTGCATCTGTAATCAACTTGACTGATGTCTTTCCTACCGCCGCTGGAGCAGCGGCCCGTCCCATGCCCGCAAACAAGCCTCCCACGCCTACAAGCACACCCGCCGCTCTAGCCAATCCCCCTGATGATGCTTGTATCGGGCGCGCTAACTTTTCGATATTGCGTTCAAAACATGAACAACTGGCTTCCGCAGCTTTTCCCGTCGCTAGAGTAACTCCGGTTTTAACCGCTTCTGCAACCTTTGTGCTCTCTTGTGTTTGGTTCCTGCGATTAGCGCCAACAGCGCTGAATATCAGACCACTGGCATCTGATCCACCACCGAAAACTCCTCCCACCCCGCCACGTTTGCCGTCCGTAAAAAGTCCTTCCAAAAGACTAGAAAAGGTTTTCTTTAGTTGGACCGCAAAATAGTTTTTAGCATAGCCCAACAATCCGTCCAAACCCTTTGTGCCTCCAGCTAGAATTGCGTCGAAAATGGCGTTCGCCTGAATTGTAACAGTAGCTTTCAAACCGGATTGTAGAGTTTCAATCTCTGTTTTAACCTTCTGAGAATCAGATGCGTTCTTTTGTGCCTGCTCTAATTGTTCATCATCACCCGCCCGCATAAACACTTCTTGCGGAACTTTGAAGGGAGCGCTAGCGACATCCTGAATCTCGATTGCATTTTGAGCCGAACTTCCAATCTGCTGTAGTAGGCCCATCTTTTCGAGCAGCAACACTATCTGCGCATCTACACCTTGAATGACGGAAGCAAAAGCAATCAAGTTCGTCTGCAAAAACTTAATGTAGATGCCCCATGCGGTTTGAGCCCGAACGACTCCTTGTTCTATTGCTGAAGTTCCAGCTTCGATCATCGGAAGAACTTCTCGCACTTCTTTGGAGAGTTCGTCCGCTTTCGTTTGTGTGGCAGCCGCTTCTTTACGCGGCATTACCAAGCGTCCTATCGTGCTGGCTAAAGTTGCGGCTTTGGTAGACTTACTCGCTCCAGCCGATGCAATAGTTGAACCAGCCGTCAGGATTTCAGGAATGACGCTTGAGATGTAAGAACTTTTTGTTACTGCTTCGCTAACTGCTGGAGTTACATTTTTCTTCGTTTTGATGCCCAACTCCGTAGCGGTTTCCGTTGCTGTCTTTTGCTTTTTGCCTAAACCACCCGTGACTGCATCAATCAATCCAGAAGTGAAGTCGCCGAAGCCCTGTAATCCTTTTCCTGAGAGTAACCCCAGGATGCCACTCTCGAAGAACGCCTGAACTATACCCGAACCTATGTTCTTGAAAGCGCTCTTCATCTTTTCGCCAAACGATCCAGCTCTGAACAAAATGTCTGCGAATCCTTTTGAAACGTCGCTAACCAAAGTGCTCACTTGCCTCTTGCTGAGTTCCGCCCAATTCGTCAAGTTGGCATCTTTGTTGTTTTTAAGACTACCAAATTGCTCTTGAATTTCGTGCGCGGCCCTCAATGCTTCCAAGTCGATCTGTCCGGTAGCGGCGAACGTGGCTTCCTGTCTAGCTTTCTCAGCCGCCGCCCATGATAGAACCCTGTCTCTATCGCTAGAGGTGGCGTCATTAAGAATAGCTTCATAGGATGCAGCCGCATTATCCGCTGTCTGTTGCAAAGCCGCCGTTGACGTGAGACCTAGATTTTTGAACGCTTCGGATAAGTTCTGAATGAAAGGAGGCAACTTAGCTAAATTATCTCCCGCAACTTTCGCCGCAAGACCCATATCCCGTAAGCCTTTCTCCATCTCAAGTGACGCCGCATTCGCAGCAATAAACCCGGCTTCAGATTCTTTGAGACTATCGCCAAACTGCTCAAATCCTGCAGTTGCACTTTTGACTCTAGGAGTCGCATCTTTCAACCATTGAGACATCAAAACAGTATTCAGATTTGTTGCGTTCGCTATCTTATTATGTACTTCCGCTAACGCTTCTGAAGCTGTGTGCAATTGCCCTAAAGCATCCTTCTGTTTAGAAAGCAAAGCGATGTATTTTGCAATTTCTTGTTCTTGCGCCAAGAGTTGGGGAACGGTATCGCCAGCAGCAGATGCCATAGACAAAAGTTCTTTAGTGGCCTTCCTAGCTTCTTCTCCTAAATCTTTAACTCCTCCTTTAGCATTTTTGACCGCTTCCTTAAAAGTGTCCCAAGCCTTATTTTGCGCCGCTTCTGCGCGAGCTAAAACTGTTGAGTAATCAGCGGTAACAGGTCCTATCTCCTTAATTCTTGCGACCGCTTCACTAGCTGCTTTCGCCGTCGCTTTGAAGGATTCAACTGTTGTGACGCCCATCTTTGTCACAATACTATTCCATTCTTTCAACACATCTGGTTTAGCCCATTGTTCCGGATTGTTCTTCTTCTGTTCTTCTGATAGTTCTTTCAACTTCTTATTGTACGTCTCTAGGGTGATTGATCCTGAAGTCAGCGCAGCTAGCCACGCTTTCACACCAGGAACACCGCGAGAATTCAAATCTAACGCTAACGCTGTCGCGGACGCTCTTGCGTTATCTTGTTCAACACCCAATTGACGCCAATAACCATAAAGTTCGACAATAGCGTATCCAAGAGCAGCAGCCGCTGCTATTATCAAAATCCATCCAGCCATCGTAAGAGCGCCCGCTGCGGTGACCAAGCCTAGCCCAGAAGCTAAACCACTAAAAGCCGCGCCAAGATGGCCGAATGTGGCTGTTAGAGTAGCTGCGTCAAAAGCCAGCAAGAGACTACGAAGCGCTTTCGTCGCAGCAATAGCTTCCAAAATCTTAGCAATTTTTACAGCAGCAAACGCGCCCACAAGACTAATGACCGCAATAGTGTACTCGTTCATTATAAGTACACCATCTTTGAGGCTATCTATGACCTCTTTGAGCTTCGTAGCAATCTTTGCAAGAGATGGTGCGAGATCATCACCCCACTGTTGCGCCAACTTAGCCGTCATTACTGATAATTCATCCCAAGTAGTGATAGACTGTTCCTTTACTTTATTCAAGGACTCTTCTGAAGAACCAAGATTTTTAGAAGCTTCGTGCGTAGCTTTAAGAGCGATATTTAATTTTGCTATTCCACCTTCTGATGATGCGGCAGAAGCCACTTTGTTGGCTTCAACTCGTCCAGTGAGTAACGCGATATCTTCAGCGGTTACTTTGCTTCTATCAGAGAGTTGTTTAATGACGCCTTCAAGTCCTATTGCTTTAACAGCCGCCGCCGACCACATTATACCCAAACGTGCAGCCGCTTTTTCAGCTTGAGCATTCGGCTCCAGCAAACCACTCAACATGGAACGCACACCGGTAATCGCATCTGATGCTGTCATACCCTGCAACGTCAGAGACGCGATTACGGCACTCAGCTCTTCAAAGCTAACGCTATTAATCGCAGCAAGAGGAATAATGTTACCCAGTTCTGCAGCCAACTCTTCAAATCGGATGACGCCCAAATCTACTGTCTTAGCCATTATGTCAAAGACGTGAGTAGCTTGACTGACGTCCATCCCGTAGGCGTGCAAAACGGCAGAGCCCGCTTTTACAGCTACCGACGTTTCAGTAAATCCCCCCGCCGCCGCCGTAGCCGCCGCCTTCAACAACGTTAGAGCTTCTGCGGGTTCTGTAAATCCTGATGAAAGAATTTCATAGAAAGCTGTTGCGTTCTTAGCAGCATCTCCAAAGATAGGCGGTAGGTCAAATAGCTCTTTCTTGAACTTTAGAAGCACTGTGGGATCTGTCTCACCACGCATAATAACAGCGACTTTAGTCCACTCATGCTGAAAATCAGATGCGGCTTGAACACCTTCCCGTATCGCAGACGCCAGTTGCACAACGCCCAAGATGGTAAAGATGTTCTTCATGGTGTTGCCAAGATGTCCAAACGCGCTAGATAAACTACTCGTCTCGGCCTTCACCTCACTGAAAGCAGTCTTACCCGTAGTCGCTGTCTGGACTAACGCAGTTCCGACTTTGTTGATGCTCGTTAGAGCACCAGCCGAATCTACGATAATTGTATACTGTACGTTAGGCATCGCGTTGTTTTCGTAGTTTCTCTTCCATCTCTATCTCGGCTTGTTGCGCCGCCAGTACCGCTCTGTTGAACACAATCAAACCTCTTAGCTCCCACGCTGATAGCTTTAGATTTCCTATTAAATCTCTAGCCTCGTACAGCCAAGCTAGATGTTGGATTCGCGGCATGATCCAATTGTATCTATTAAGCAAAGAAAGGGATCGCATTCCGCAAAACGGTTTTTCTGCGCATCCCTCACAATCTACCTCGGCTATTCCGGGATCAACTAGAATCTTTAGGCACGTCTCCATCCCGCCCTTCTCTGGTCGCAATGAAGCCACAACCAGAGCGTAGGCCGCTTCAAAAGCCTTGTCCCTCTTCTACCTCCTGAATGGATGCTGCTCCAAAGAGTTGTTTAATGACGACCTTTTTGTGAATGTACGGAATTTGTGAGATGTGCAACGGATCAAAAGGAGCCCCATTTTCGCAGTAGCCTTCCACTCTTTCTACAAGAGCGTCGTACAGCTTTCCGTACACGTTGAAGTCTTCAACAACCATGAACTCAGTTCTCTTTCGGCCCGGTAGAGTCTTCAATGATCCCGCCGTAGCCTTGCGGTACGCCAATTCATGTTCCGCTAACGGTTCTTTTAGATGATGCGTTAGGACGTGCTCTTGGCCATTAGCTCTCGCTGTAATACTGATTGAGTTGTCTAACTCCAAGATACTGTCAAGCGTCCCCTCTTCTCCCTTCTCTTCTTCTACCGGAAACACTCCACCAACGCCTTCACGAATAGTCGCTCGTTTGACTTCAACGGGTATCTTCTTCAATACCTCTTCAGGAGTGCCCGGTGTCAACTTTCCGGATATGTGCAGTGCGCGAAAGTATTCGTTGAACAAAGCCTCTTCCATGTCACTTGGTGACATATCCATCGTCGTCCCACCATCTTTGTCCTGCTTGATAGGACGCTGCAAACTGCGGTCATATCTAACCAGTTTCTCAGAAGGAATGACTCCCATCGTCACTTTCATGGGATACATCTTGCCGCTCTTCCGATAAGAAATCTCATGGCTGATCTGATCCCACGCTAAATCGAACATGGAGCCTCCCAGGGTCTATAGACCCTCGTAGATAGTGATTGTAAAAGAATTCTTGGAGTTTACCCAAGCAAACTGACGATCTCATTCTTGAGCGTAATCTTGATAGGGCTTCCAGTCACGCCGTCGTCCTTAATAACTGAATCTTCGTTGAACGTCAAAGTCAATTCCGAGGTCTGGCCGCTAACCGCGTGCGCTTCTGCGGAGATTTGAAACGCGGGGATCTCGATCTTCAACTCATGTCCAACATGGGAGACACCTTTGCAAAGAATGGTAAGACCGCATTGAGTGTGGTTCAGGAACGCAGCGCGCAACGTAGAGTCCAAGAACAAGCTGATAGAGCCGCTGATGGTTTGAGCTCCTGTCAAAGCGTAGCGAATCAAATGCTCCTCTCCACTTGTTTGACCCGGCATCCATCGCACATCTGGATTACTGGCCAACGCAAGATTCCATCGAAGAACACTTTCAGAAATAGCCGTTTCAGTACCAGACGCTCCGAATGTGAATGTCGCGTGGTTGCTTCTGAACGCAACCGATTTCGTGATAGATGGCATTGTGGTAGCATTCGTGGTTTGCTGTCTGCCAGATGCCGTTAGTGCAAGCGTCAGGTTCTCTTTCCCTTCTGCGCTAAGATTCACGGACTCCAAGAAAACGCCGCTGAGTATGTTCTGGTACTCAGAACCCGCCTTCTCAATGATCGTGGTGTACAAGCACTCTTTTATAATCAGAGGGCTCTCATACTCAACTACATGTTGATAGATAGGACCGGCTCCCGTTGTGGTGACCTTTCCCATAAGCAGAGATAGAGCCCACGCCAAAGATTCAGACGTTGCGTCGAATGTCCGCCCAAACCGGAACTGATGGCCAGTGCGATCCACTCTCGATGCGAAATCATGTCCTTTACCGAAGTAAAGCCTATCTGACGAAATGGATTTCTCCAGCATAGCGTTGGTGTACTCTCGATAAGGGAGACTCTTATTGAGCGAAGCGGCGGCGATAGCGGTGAAGATGTCAACCTGTTTCTTCTGAGCGAATGCCCAAAAGAAATTTGTGGGTCTTTGAATACTCATTGGTTCCTCCTGTTAGATGGCGTCTCTGGCGGGCAGAAGCGCCGTGATTGTAAGTATCGCTAAAGCTATTGGAAGGCCAGTTCCTCCCAACGTCCCTTCATCTGTCTCGATAGCTGAGACAAAAAGATCATAACCTTCCGTTTGCGATAATGTTTGCCCTGCTAAGTCTAAGGTGTCAAGCATCTTCGCAAGTAGCCGTTCAAGTTCAAGATAGAGTTCTCCTTCCTGCTTCTGTCTGTGGTAGACGTATGCAATGATTTGCATTTCATGGTCAAAAAGCGTGTTCAACAAATTGGCCGGCTTCCTCTCTCCAAGTCCTCCCGTAACAAGATACACTGCGGGGAAATCGGATACCTCTTCAGGATGCTTCGCCATGTAGCCGATGTCCTTAAAAACATTCATGTCTACAAGAATGTTATGCGTGTCTATTAACGCTTGCTCTCGTCTGTCGTTGACTTGCATTTAGTCGCCTACTCTGATCTCAATGTTAAAATTGAATATCTTTGCAAAGCGTTTGGCGTGTAGAGCGTATATGTAAGGAGTGGCTTTATCAAACGCTGGACTGATAAACGGACGCGGTCTTTCTCCGGGTATCCAATGTCCCTTGCTAAATACCCTCTTTCCGCCTGCCATGAAACTGAGAGCCTTTTTGTTTTTAGGTGTTAGAAAAAACTTCTTGCGCCCGGTGAACTCCCAAACATTAGCAATCTTTTCAACGGCCCCACCTCCACCTACAATGCCGACACTCCCCTCGACAGCCGCCCCTTTGACTTTCACTGAAGTTGTTACTGCACTCCGTAGTCTACCCGTTCGCACTTTCAAAACTCGACCAGAAAGATTCTTGATGACATAGCCTTCGATTCGATTCAAGATCAGGTCCATGAACTGTTTGATCTTGGGACCTGCCATCTCATTCCGAATATAAGCGTTGTGTTGTTTGACATCCATCTTAGTATCTCATTAACTGATAAGCTCTCAAGATTCGGATTTCAAAAGGTTCAAGATCCTTTTCAGTCATCTCAAAAGTCCCCTGAGTAAAAATGCGCGTTTTCATTCCGTGTCTGTTCTTTTCAGCTTTTTCTGATTCCCTCATAGCTATGCTCAAAGCGACTAACCGCAAGTCATTTGGGATTGTTTCAAATCCTCCATTGTAATTGATGGAGTATTGATGTAACCCTGTAGTCAGTTCACTACTAAACACAATCAATCCGATATCGCCGTCCTCTACAGCGTAGCTTAGAGAATCAACAGATACTGGAGTAGTTCTACCAGATGATACACTGATAATTGAACGAATAGGAGGCCGCTTAACAAGATAACGGAAGCTGTTCACTTCATGGACAGAAAAGTTTTCAACCAATCCATCACTCTTTGCGAACACGCGGCTGCAATAATTCTCAAGAAATGAGTTGATGCCCAATCGTATCAAGTCATCCCGATTACCGTCAGCCGGAAATCTCTTGAAGTATTCAAAAACATCATCTTTTGTGATAATTTCAGTGGCGCTCATACTGCTCCCGTGAGAACGAAAGAATTTTGAACAGATTGCTGCTCGCCAAATAAGTATCGAAGTTTGTTTGTGTTTCGCTGAACGGAAGATTTTCTTCTAGGAACTCACGACTGTAGATGTTGCCCGCCACGATGCGGGCTCGCGTTGTGGTGTCATTCAGGAACTTGAAAGTTACGGTGTTAATTTCGATGTGCCCGCTTGGCAGAGGGATTCTAATTTCTGGATGTGCTTGTCCCGATAGACTAGAGCTTCTCTGAACTGATTCCTCATGTTTGTCATCATCTGTTCCACGTGGCTCAGGTCCACTATCTTGTGATGCGCGCAGATTAGATCCGTCAAGATGCTGATCCGTATGTCCAGTTCGTTCTCGATCTTCTGGCAGAAGTACAGATCTTCTGACAACTTCTTTTCCTGCGTCTGTTCCGTGTAGGTCGTTTTGAAGAACGGAAGCTGATTCGCTAGTTTCTGAATGACTTGCGACTGTATTAACATCGTGAAGCATCCCGTCGCCAGCCCCTTCTCCTCCATCACCCCTGATTCCGGAATCTCCCCCACGTTTTGGAACGTCGGTTCCTCCCCTTCTTGTGGTCTCATTCGCCATAATGCTAACCTCACTTCTGGTCCAGAATCTGAATTGTGTCTGAAAGGTCTGAATATGTGAGTGACTCCACTAACTACAGGCCGATTGACTTCCAACATGCGATCAATAAAACCCAGTGGAGGAACTGTATCAGCATCAATCAAACACAGATGAGTGAATGCGGCAACATCGTAATGATTCATCACCAAGGTATTTCTTGCGGCGGCAACGTCTTGAATATTCCCTAGTAGTCTAACAACCACCCGCCGATCGTTCCAATACTCGTCCACCAACCGTTGCACTAACTCTGTCTTCACCCATCCGAGTGTGGGAATACCCACAAGAATTTTGTTCTTCACTCTTCTTCTCCTCATCTTCCGGCCAAACACCAAAGGTTCTCTGATAGAGAACCTTTTCCGCTTTCTTATCGGGCCAGATTCCATATTGAAAGAAAACTTCGGGTATCGGCCCATTATAAGCGGCTGTTCCTGTAATCTTACGACGCCAAGGCTTCGTCACCATTTCGTAATGCATGTAGGGCTCCATGTGTTTGGCCAAGATAGCCAACTCGCTAGCGGGTCCAAGATCCTCTCCGTTAGGCCCTGTGTGCATCTCACCCGGAAAGTGGCCGTGCATCTTAATTCCCTGCATTTTGAACACGCGACCCGTAAGCCCATAAGACGCCGGTGAAAAGCATCCTAGCGTGTTTATGTCCTTAGCAAACCACAAAAGCGGAACATACATGACTAACTTATCTTTAGGCCAAGTCTCGATGCTTTCTACAATTTGTTCACAAGTGATGTTCCGATACACTTCGTCGCCATCAACAATCCAGAAAAACTCGGTAGTGGTCTCGCGTATCATCTTATCTCGAATCTCAGACAAGTAACGATTAGGCGTTATGTAGCGATGGAACGACCATTGACTAGAATCCGGTACGTCATCTCGAAGCTGCAAAGAAATCTTATCCGAGTATATGTCCTTGATCTTTTGCAGCCACTCCCTCGTACCATCTGTAGATCCGGTATCAACGATGATAGCTTTCTTGGCAAAAGGAAGCGTAGACAGTAAAGAGAATACGCAAGTCGGAAATTCATCTCGACACATAAAATGTAGGGTGATGTCCGCTTCTTTCATTGAAACTCCGTAAAACGCTGTAAGTTAGCCCCGTAGAGCCCCAAAACTCGTGGCTCCTATGCCCCTAGAATCCATTCCTGGGGCTTTGGCCATGTGTTGGCATGGTAAAACGGCCCTAAACGCTTGGAGGGGCCAATTCCGGCCTATTCCAAATTCCAAACAGCGCGGGAGTAAGATGACCGTCAACTCTATCTGGATGGTAGTTGTCCCATCGAGCGGTGTCAAACCCCATGCCTTCCAAATCGTCTTTCATCCACGAACCCAAATGATCTTGCGAAGGTTTATAGACGTACTCACTATTCGTTCCGCTATACACCTCTTTATCCTGTCTAAGAAAACCTTCAGGCATCCAGATCAGAACACGCTTCTTAGCGATGCGCTGACTCTGCAAAATCAGTTGGGATCCATCTGGGTTATAAAAATGTTCTACCACATCAATTAGCATAACCAGATCGTAAGATTTAGACGCTAAACTTTTAGCCACTTTGATGGCATCGCCAATAATGAATGTAATGCCATCCGCAGGTCTCATCGTTGTGTACTCAGGAACTATCTCAACACCTGTCTTCGCTTCACAATCTGTTCTGCGAAGATTGTCACCGTGACCACACCCGAACTCTACAACAGAGTTGCAGTCTTGCGTTACCAGCTTAAAACAATTCCAAAACTCTCTGATGTTGTGCGCGGGGTTGTTCATAGGATTCGTTTCTTCATCTTTCGGGGCGTCTTCTTATCTTGCTCTTTGGACTCTTCCTCGTCCTCAAAAAGATCTTCGAGATTCCTGGGTTTGGTCAGTTTGAGACTTGGAGTTGACGTATCTGTGGGTTCAACAAGTTTAGGATCTGGCGTAGGCATCGCCGTAGCCTCAAAAGTTCTAGGAGGACTTAGAATCGCGGCGGTTCTAACAGGCGCAACTCCCTGCACCGTATCTACCATATCCGCAATTGAAGATACCCGCTCTTGGTCCACGTAAAATGTTTGCCCCTCGATATAGTTGCTTCCGTTTTCTCGCAATCTGCACCCCTGCTTTACTCGAACTAGAACTGGAGCCATAAGGCCCTCCTTTTACTTTCAAAATAGGAGCCGGCGAGTTATACCCACCGGCTCCGAGCATCTACGGACCATTAGGAAGCAGCAGTCCGAATCCGAACCAACGCAGAAGGAACTCCCATTGCAACGGCAATTCTGTTAGTTACCTTCCAGAAGCGCTCGTTGTTCTTGAATCCAACGTGATCGCTGACTTCAACGCGGAAGTCACGCCGATCTCCCAAAAACATGTACTTCGGATTTCCAAAAGCCAGGAAGGCTTTGCTAACATTAGTTGCCGCGTTTGCAGGCATAACATCTGATGCGCTGTAAGGATACCCGTAGATCGTGGCTGGTTCTCCGTTCACGGTCGAAGGGTTCCAGATGTACTGATGGTTCAAATCACGAATCTTTCGGATGTTCGTGATGATGTTGCGGTGAGCAAAGAAGCGGGCTCCAGCAGAAGCGGCTGTGGTCAGGGTGTCAACAACGTCCAACAAGTCATTGAAATCCATGCTACTGAAAGTCGTTTTGCCCGATGCCATCGTCACTACGTTTACGTTAGACGCAAACAAGACGCCGCTGAACGGAGCTGCACTAGCTGAAAGGAGCTGCTTATCCTCTTCAGTAGCCAGCGCTTCTCCGAACAGAGTCACCAACAAATCAGCCAAAGGCAACGCCGCATCTTCTGCAACTTGAATAGATGCACTCGTCAAGGCCGCCATCGTCTTAACACTGAGTGTCACCTTTCCGAAGACCGGATCGCTTTGAGTGATGATCTGCAATTCATCTGGCCAGTAAACCGTCATGTTGCTGACCAAACTTGGCAGATTGCTGGTGTCCGTTGTCATTGGGATAACACGAACCAATCCACGCATGACGGCGGATGCTTCGATTACACGCAGAAGCTCTGGGATGAAAATCTCAGGAACGAGAACCCCTCCCTGCGCATCTGTTCCGGCTTCAATAATCGCCCGGATTTCTGCGGGTGTATCCGGCAACGCTCGACGCGCACTGATAGCCCGAACCCAATAAAGAAACTGACGTTTCAAATCGTCAGAATCCTTATCAGAGTCAGCGCCCGACCAACGTCCCACTCTTACGCCGCGAGCCGGAGCTGCTCCGAATTCCGCGTGAATGGCGTTGTACTGATTCTGGAGCAGTTCTTGAGCCTTCTGGAGATCAGTAACAATCCCCAAGGCTTTACAGATCTGATCTAACTTCTCTTCTGTAATGTGCATTGTTTTTTTCCTTTGTGGGCGAAATGCCCGTCCTACACTGATCCGTCAGCCTTCTACTTGCTTGTCAGTCCTGCCAGTGCAGCACTCAAGCGTCCGTCAGCCTCAAGATCAGCTTCTTCCGTTTTTGGCGGAGAAACTTTTGTCAACAAATTGTCTAACGCCTTCAAACTCTCTTTGTCTTCTGGCGCATCCTCATCGTTCAATCCGGGTTCATCGTCATCATCATCTTCTTCAGCATCGTGGCCTTTGATGAGGTGCTCGTAAATATCTCTCAAGATCTCAAGCGTCTGGTCTTGTTTCTCTTCAACTTGCTGCAAACGAATCTCAACCGCATCAACCTCTTTGAGTTCTGAAACATCTTCTTTCATCATTTCAGATGAGTCAAGTACGCTCGCGACGCAAGTGCTGGCCTGCTGTAGCAACTTCTTGTTCTTGCGATTGAGAACCGCTCCGGCATTCTGTAGAACTTCCAAGTTCTTAAACGCTTTAGCAAACTTGGACATTTCGACAACATCTTCGTCCTGTTCAGAATCGGCATCGCGTTCAACAGAGGGCTCTACAGCAGCAGATGGGAACGAGAAGCACTTCAACCCATTCTGTTTAGCGAAGTCCTCGATGCAAACGATCTTGGAACAGCAATCGCCTTCACAGGGTACAATCAGCCCGTTCTTTTCAGTCCAATTGCCAATCTTATCCGTAAGAGCCTCGTACTCGTCTTCGTCATTCAACACAGTCTGCGCTGCCATGAGAGCAACCGCATCGAAATCACGGGTCGTTCCGATTATACTTCGCATGACGCCCGCCACATCTTTTTTGTTGGCTCCGGGATTCGCAGGCACGGTAACTGCACTCAGCTCCAAAAGCTCTTGCTGGAGGTAGCGCAACCACGCTTTGCGCTTGGAACCTGATTGCTTCAAGCCCTCTTGATCTTCGTCTTTCACTTCTTCCCATTTAATCGGCAGAAAACCCACACTCACGGAATTCAAAAATGGAGGTTTGCTGGAGTACAGCTTAAAAACAAAATCAGCGACGGCGCTCATTTCTTCTGGCATGAACATAACGTCCATTTCCAACCGCCCTTCTTCCACGTTCTTCTTTACATCGACAGTTCGCCCCATCACTGACCACGGGCTCCGGTAGTCATGGCCGAACAAGAAAACAGGGTTCTTGCGATAGTTGGCAAGATCCCATCCCTTGACGGTAATGACAGTGCCGTAGCGATCCACAGTTTCATCTGAAGCGGTGAATTGAACAACTCGCGAATCCTTATCTACGGATCTGATTTGAACTCCCAATGATGCTTTGACTTTCGTTTTCATGACGTCTCCTATATTCGCTAATCTTCGTCCTTTGGGTGGTAGACTTCTGTACAGCGACAATTGCTGCTAAGCACATTATTTGCTAGCATGTAACCGGTATCAGTTTGGAGATCGTAAACATGACCATCAAATTTCAACCGCCCAATCCTGATAATATCGTCAGGCTTTACCTGTCCGGCGCTAGCGCTCTGCAACTCAGTAAAGAGTTGAGTTGCTCTTACGTTACTTTTTTGCGCTTCCTCAAAAGACGCGCCACTTTGCGAAATCGTTCTGAAGCGTGCATTAGATTCAAACCGATTAATGCTCAAGAAATCATCCAACTCTATTTGTCTGGAGTTAGCGTGTTCAAATTGTCCAAGCGGTTTAATGTACACCGCGCTACACTTACCGCTTTCCTTAAAAGGAGTGTCCCACTGCGCAGCCAATCCGAAGCAGAATTTGTTAAGTGGTCGCGCATCAAGAATAACCGCAAATTGGTTGTTAGACAAATGAGAAACGCTTGGCTCGCACGACGTGGACACACTGACTCCACGCTTACCAAATTGCGCAGAGCTAAAAGCCGCCATGAAGGATTGACCCACATCGGTAGGTACGAAGGAGCGATTACTTCTCTGCTTAGAAGATCCGGAATGTCTACGCAGCAACAGTACCCTTGTGGTATCTACAATCTCGATTTGACTCTTAATACTAGATCCATCGCCGTGGAAATCCAAAGCGGAAACTTTCTTAAACCGCGATCGTCCATCAGTCCTCAGCGCATTAAATACATCCTCAATCGCGACTGGGCCGTTCTTATCATTTTCATTAAGCAAAGAACAGTCCCTGATCTTATTGCTGTGAGTAAGCAAATAATTGCCTTCTCGAAGTTGGTGAGCGGGAACCCATCCTTTATCGGTAAGTATGGGATGATTGATGGTAACGGTAAGCCTTTCACCCATCCGCGTCTCAATTACACAAACTTCTCCAGAGTACCACGCTTTTGATCCAGTAATAAATCTTCCAGACACTTTAGTACCCGGAAGATAACAATTGACTAATTCGTTGGCAGGCGCAGATGGATCATGGGGCCTCCACATTCCATTAGAATACCTCTTATCCGCGCTAACACGCTCACCACCAATATTATGAGATGGACGCACCAACAAATCGTTGGAATCAATCCACTCTTTATCGAATTTGTTACCAAACGTCTTTTTGGCTTGAAGGCTGCGAGAGTCATTAGCCGCCGCATTAATCTCAGTGCGTGCAATCGTTCTTGCTCGGTACAATTGCGTTCTGAATTCACCGCGAATTCGTTCTGCGATCTGATCCGTTGTCTCACCCAATGCGAATCCGCGCCTCAGTTGTTCCCGTAAGCGCCCCCGCAATGTCTCGTTGATACCCTTTATCTGAGTAAGACGGGATTCAAGGGCTTGTTGGACTTCCGGGTTTTTCATATTCAGATCTACGCAAACGCTAATTTTGGGTTTCGTCGGCATTTCGTTCCTCAAACCTTTGGTACTCTTCTAGTCTCAACTCTTCCATTGTGCGCCCCAAAGGAATAGGTTCACGGAATTTGTGTTCTTGCGTTGGATTGCCCAATCGTTCATTCGCGATTCTACCATGATACAGCAAAACTCCCAATGTTTCGATAGCATCTGTGGAATCCAATCCGGCCAACACTCTACTAACCGTTAGAATGACGTCCTGAATGTGCGCGGTTGGTACTACGAGACGCCTTGACTGAATGTCAATTACTCGTACTACCAACTCTCGATCATTCATCATAACACCTCAAAGGGTTTCGGGTGTTGGGGTAGGACCAACACCCGTCCCGCTCATCCGGTCTGTGGTTGCCTCTGCGCCTAAGTCCGTGACGTTAGGCCAGTTGATTGGCCGGACTGAGATTAAATTCCGAGTTTCATTTCACTGACAAAAGCGTTCCAACAATCATTATCAGAACACATCTTATCCTTTGTGCGCCACTCACACTTCGCGACGTTTTCTTTCCCGCAAAATCTGCAAATACGCGGCGCTGAATTTTGTCTGCAAGTTCCACAAATCCGTTCGCCGTTATCCCAAAGTCGGCGCCAGATTTGAGTAGTACCACAAGACGTACAAAGCCTGTCCGTTGTCTTTTTCCCTATTACCGGACCCGGAAAAATAAAGCGGGCCGCCGGAACGAACTTAATGACCACGGCAGATGTCTGCTTTGACAATGTAATACCAGCGTCCACGAAGAGTCTTGAATTCTTCAATCGGCAAACTGTACAAACGGTATACGCATCAATTCCCCAAACTTCCGGCGGAACATAGCAATGATGCTTGTTATGCGTGTTCTCAATAATGTAGCATTCCGCCGTTGAGTTATAGCCAGATCTCATGTGTTTACTCGTTTCAATCCACGCCGCCGCAGCTTAGTAGAGCATTTCACTATACAGCCTTGCGTTGGGGATCTCACAGGGCCAGCCCCATATCTGGCCACTCTCGTCAGCTACGATATAGGCTTCCTCGCGTGTCATAAAAACCCCAAACTGGTCCACGAACCCTTGATCCTTACCCGACCGATTCTTGAACTTCTCTCCATCACGTCGGGCCTCAATCTGCTCAAGCATGTCCGGGCTGTAGTGCCGCACACCTAGCAGCACCGTACCATCCTCCGCCCGTATAGCAGAGCACACCACACGCCGAACCTGCGGAGTTTCGTTTGTATTGGTCATTTGATTTTCTTGTTTCAATCCACGCGCCCGCATGGGGTGCAACATTCACTCAAACTGATGGAAACGGATGGCCAATTTGAAGCCTTAGCTACCCGTTTCCATCTAATTCACCCTTTTAGCTGAGCAGGTCTTTTACGCCTTGGATGCTGTCGCCGCTGCTACCGCCGCTGCTACCGCCCCAGCAATCGCATCCTGAAAGACTGGATTCTTAGCAATCGATGCCGAAACCTCGTCAATGTTCCACTGACGATCAATTGCCAGGTCCGAATGACGAACCGTCCGGCTGACTTCACCCTCAACAATCCCACGGACTCGACCATCATGGTCAACCGAGTTTTGTTTGATGCGGGTGTCGAGATCCGTCGAGCCATTGCTGACCCGATTCTGAAGCGTAACCGCTGATTGAAGAGATTGCGTTGCGATATTGCGCAACGTTTGATCGTAGTCTTCAGCGTTCCGTTGACTCCGCCGCAAGGCTTCCAACGCGACAGACCGCAAGTTGGCAGCATGGTCCAGCTCGTCGGCTACCAGTTTCTTCATGTTGACTGTGTAGGCTTCAGTCTGCCCGATGTCCATTCCGACATCAGCGCCAGCACCTTGCGATGACGCCCCGACTCCGGCTTGATTAGCGCCGGTAGTCCCTGAGCGCTGCTCAGCGCCGATTCCGGCTTGCGTCCCGCCTGTCTGTGAGCCAGCCTGAGAATTTGATACTGAGGACTCCGTTGATGCGACTCCTGCTGTTTCTGGATCTGGCATGTCAACTCCTTAACTTCGTTCTGCTAGTTGTAAACAATTGACTTACCCATTGGCAAGCCATCCGTCCCCCTAAAACTAACGCCTATTAGGCACATACGGCTGGCTCGAAGGCGTTCCATCTGGGTTCACATTATGAGCCAGCACGCCTACCACGGCCTGCGCGAGGCTGAGCCCGAGCGTGACCGACCCTTGGTGCTTTGGCGGCACGAATGCGCCGAACATCGTGTATATCTGAGTCCCTGTCGCCACTGCCTGAAACGCTACGTTCCACCATCTCTTCATATCGAATCTCCTTATAGGGTTCTTCCGCAAGCCATCGATGAAACTCCGATACTCCAATCATTGCGCCAATCACGATCTTGCCCGATGTCCGTTCCGACTTCGTCAGCAGATGGCCTATCCCGATACTGGGCGCCCCGCCGCTGTCCATGTACATCGCCAGCTTGCAGCCTTCCATCTCGCCCAGCGCCTTTTTTCCAGCTTGCGAGAATTTCATGGTGATTTAAGCCAGTGAATTAGGAGCTGGGCAGCCAGCAGAAAGGCTGTCACTGTGGCTCCGCCAATCCAGATCCGAGTTTCCAAGCCATACACCCGGTTATCCAATTTATGAATCATCTGCGTTATTGAATCATGCTTCTTATCGTCGTCCGAACAGTGCAGATCATAGGCAAGCTGCAAGGCATACCGCCCGCGCTCGCTCTCAATCTGACGCCGCAGATCATTCATGCCAGACAGCCGGTAATCTATGGCCTCTTTCGCTTGCACTACCGCGACATGAAGCAGTTCCCGTTCCCGCTGTGCGAGCTTTTCCAGCGAGAGGAACCGCTCGTCAATGCGCTTCTTGTACTCATCGAGAGTGTCGCAATCAGTCATGGCAGCGTGATGAGGTCGTAACAGTAGCGAAGCGTCATTTTCAAATCCCTTTTCAATTCGGCGGAGGCCCAATCCTTTCCGCCCCGACCGTGTTAGAATTGAAGCTCTCAACTCGGCCTTTGCTTCCGTCATGAAACGCAGTAACGATAAAATACACATACTTCGGATTCTGATGAGTAAACACCACAGGAATCAAAGATTGCCTAGATGAGGGTGCCGCCTGGGCAATCTCGAACGGGGTCACATTGAGATTATAAGTCGCCTTGACCGAAAAATACTGGAGAGTAAAATCGACTCTCGGCGCATAAGTCCACGAAAGAGCCGCAGTCTGGCCATGACGCTTCTTGATGATCTTAGTCGGCGGTGCGATTTGCGCGTGAAGTGCTCCGGCCAACAACAGCAATGCAAACAAGACTTTCATAAAACCTTTGTAATAAACCAAAGCTGAATCCCACCAAGCTCTTTAAGCGTCTTGCGGGTAAACTCTACTTCGGTAAACCTCGCTATGTTCAGGTTCTGTGGCGTCGGCGGTGTTGGGACAACTTCTATTTGCACCACGTTCGAGGGCGCACTATCAGCTAGTCCTTGCTTGCGGGCGACCATGCGGTAGAACGCTTTCTGTCCCGCCGTTAATGCAGGCGTAACAGGGAACGTATGAGTAATCGTCCGAATCGTTTTCTGATTGATGACCTGCTCGACGTTGTAAGGGTTGGTGATCGTCGCAGTGGTGGAGAAACCGGTATGCTGCAAAACGAAGGAGTCCATACTCGCCTCGTCCGCCGTATTGTATCCCCAAGTAAACACCACCGATGGCGTACCCGGAAGGATTTGTTTGATTTGTGTTGGGGTTTGGCCGAATGCCAATGTCCCCACCAGTAAAATCAAAGCTAATGCTGCAATGAACTTTCCTCTCATGATACTCTCCTTATTGAGTTCTGGAACTCTACATCAATTCTTGTACTCGTCAAGCGCGAGGCAACCAGTCATGGTTTCCTTCATCTATCAACTGGCTTTCTGAATCACTGAAACTTCCTCAAACTGTTCACGCCGCCTAATCCAATGCCGATTTATCACTTTGTAGCCATCCTTGATTCTGACCGAGATGCGACGGACTTGTTTAGTAGGCTCCAATTTGTAGACTTCCGCCTGTCCCACCATTTGCATCTGAAAAACTTGGTCCAAAACCACACGCACCGGACTGCTGGCAAAAATCGTGAATCCCATCGTTCTACCCGCGTGAACAAACCTGCAATCTGATAGGTTCATGTCTCGCTCCAATTAAACCAGCGTTGAACACTTGCCAAATGATAGAAGGGCGCTTATCAAAACATCTTCAGTGATCGTTACCAATTCGTCATCCGCCTCTTGCCAGTTAAATTTTAGAACCGACGCCTCTTTGTTTTGAGTCAGGAAAGCCGAGACATAGTTGTCTCCCAATCGCCGGTAGTAAGAGCGCAAGCGTCTTTCCAGTTTGTCTTCGTACTTCAAGATGAGTTTCTTGTAATCTTTAGGGAGTTTGCTCGCTCTAGCAGTCGAACCAGTCAGAGCGAGCGTCGGCATGAGAGTAGATGCGCCGTGGCTAAGAGCATTAAAAGCGAGTTTGATTTCTTCCTTGGAAGCACTCTCACTCCATGACTTGATTTTCGCTATCAGTAAATCCGGTTGGGCTACTACATTTCGCAAGCGGACTTCAGCTCTGTTCCATTTCGGTTGAGATAAGCCATCTTTGTAGTTAAGGATTTCGTTTCTCAACCCGAACAAAACCTTCTTCAACTTCCCTGTCATTTTAGGAGGAGCAGTTTTTAACCCTTCTTCCTCATCTTTTGCCTTGGCTTTGGGTTTGGACTTGGGCTTTACTTCCTCATCATCTGGATTATCTTCGTCCACCACAGTTCCAAGAGCTACCAGCGTGTTCGGAACCCACGCTACGTCACCCCAAGGAACTGGCTTGAAACCCAAGTCTAATCGCTTCAGTATCGCATTAAGAGGTAAAGTTAAACCGAGCAAATCTTTCGCTTGCGCGATCTTGGCTCCCATACTTTCTTGAAGGATACTGACTTCGCTAGTGTCATACCAAGCCTCAACATTTTGAACTCTGAACATTTGAAGAAAGATGGTCAACCGATCTTCAAGCATCTTCAGTTCAGGACTTATGACTTCTTCTCCAAAAAGGATGCGTTGGGCTTTCTGGCTTTCGACCGTGCTGCTTACCCGGTCTACGTTCATGATTTCCACGGGGGGTACTCTGAAAACCGCGCACGTCTCTTCTCTCCCCCACTTTTTTCCTTCAACGTATTGCATGTCTCGCTTGGAGGCGCCTAACTCTGTTAGTGTCGCCCCTCCCCACAAGACCGCTGTTTTCTTCATCTTGCTGAACCCTTGATGCCGTTGGTCCCAAGACTCACGGCTAGACTTCATTATCTTATCATTGTAATCACCGGGGAAAGTGATTACGACTCCGGGCTCCGCAAAGTTTTTGAAGAACGCTTCATTGTACTTGTTGCTCCACCAGTCTTGAATGAAAGCTCCCTGAGCAGCTTGCAAAGGTCCGATGCCCATAATGGGGTCTTCCGGATTGAAATAGCGAAAGTGCAGGACTTCAGCTATATCGAATTTCTCTATTTCGCCGCCCCACTTCACTTCCCAACCTACCATCAGGTTTTTCTTAACAATGGGCTTGATGGATTTCTTACCAAAGACGTATAATTCCTCAACCGTCAATTGTCCCTTTTCAACTTTGCCGGGAACTGGAACCCATAAAGCGTTTCCGCCCAATTGCAAAAAGATTTCAGTCGCCGTAACCAACTCGCTTCCAGACATCAGCATGTTCGGCCGTCTGAACAGTTTGCTAATCCAATGATCCTTGTCTAAGTCTTTTTCTCGTTCTACTCCCTCCGTGAATCTCAACGGGACGCCCGCTACGTTTCTAGCGATGGCGTTGATGCAGCTATAGACCCAAGGAGACCCCGTATATTCAGAAGTGGGTCCAGATGTGGCATCGCCAGAAATCCCCGTCTTCCACATGCGGGCGACTTCTTCTAGTGTCTCTCTTTTTTCGTAATTGGTGAGTCGGGATTGGAGTGTTTGAATCATCGCCAAGTCGGCCTCTTTGGTAAGCTGAATCCGCTGGGAATATTACTTATCGAATTTCTTGAAAATGTCGCAACCGTCGCAGACTATGGGAACCTTCACATCTGGATTGCGCTTGGAGAATAGGGACCGAGCGGATTGGTAATTCGGATTGTTCCAGAATTTACGAATGTCATCAACTGGAAGTTGTCCAAATTCTGTTTCTTTGCCGTGGACCACACAACAGGGATGTACATCACCTATTGGACCAACTGTTAATGCGTCTGTCAAGTCTTTCTTAACGGTTCCACTTCAGATTGAACAAAATGTTACGAATAGCGGTCTGACCTACATCCCATCTTTTCGCCATTGCTTTATATGATCCCCCCAAATCTCTTTTGTCATTTCTTCACCTTCTTGAAGATGTCACAACCATCACATACTACTGAAACCTTCACATCTGGATTGCGCTTGGAGAAGAGAGAACGCCCGCTCTGATACTTAGGATTGTTCCAGAATTTACGAATGTCATCAACTGGAAGTTGCCCAAACTCATTCTCTTGGCCATGTATCACACAGCAAGGAGTAACAGCGCCAGTAGGATTTACAGTCAATGTGTCATAAAGATAAAAACAAGGACCTGGCTTCTCTGCCTGACCAAACTGTTGCTCTACTCCATCTGTAGATCGTTTTCGTCCATCAAAATTAGTAGGAAACCACTCCTTAGCCAATGGCTCTCTATCTTCACCCATGACCTGCAAAGCTACAGGAATAAACCGCAGTAAATCTACTCCCGCCCACCTAGCTAATCGTTCTGCTTCAGGAATCTCATGTTCGTTATGCCGCATTATAATCATTTGCCACTCGATTACAGGAAGTTTTAGATGACGGCGATTGCGTCTATCAATTAACTCTCGCATGTTCCCATAGACATTTTCATACACGCCCCGTACTCGATACTTACTGTAAGTTTCCGGACTAGTGCCATCAAGAGATACAACAAGATACTCTAATCCTGAATCTAAAATATTATCCAAATCCTTACTGCTTACATCTGAGAAGTTGGAACTTAAATTAGTTCCAACATTTCTACTCTGAGAGTATTCAATCATTCTGAACACCTGCTTGTTCAATAATGACTCACCCCAATTGAACAAAAATATCTCAAAGAGGTAGTCCGCCAGCGTCTCGAAATACTGATGAAAATGCTCGAAAGAAAGTAGAGCTTGTAGCTGTCCTAGCTTTCCGATCCCGGTAGGACACAACGGGCATCTTAGATTACAATAATTGCACGGATCGATCACCATGAAATGTGGCAGACTGGTAAGTTCAATTCGTCTCAACTTCTTTTCAATCTTTGACCTGATGAAGTTCTCCCACTTCCTTAATGTCCCATGTTCCAATCGGGCTCGTTGATGTCGGTTCGTTCTGGTAAACTGTGGTACTTCTTTCAGCTTCCGATTAACGATGCGCATTGAAGGTTTCCTTCCTGATAATGTACTTGTCTGATCCCCAATCTAATCCTTCATTAGCTCTCATCACAGCGTTGTCTCTACTCCACTGCAATCGTCTGATATTCGTAAAGTGGGGCTCTGTGTGAATCCATCTTTGGCTCCAATCCCCGTGGTACTGATGCAGTATCTTCAGCGTGGCACTCCAATCCCACCGAACTCCATTCCGCGCCATCCTCTCAGCCCACTCATCGTCCTCACCGGCGAATCCCTTCATAAACTCTTCGTCTAACCCTCCAATCTCCATGAACCGCTGCCGACTGAAAACAGCGCCGAACCAATAAGGGTATCTTTGTCTTTCCGTGATATACCACAAGCCATCTATCTGAGTCAGCTTCTTCTTGTAAAGGGCGTCAGGGTGGATGGAATCAAACCCTTCTCCCATTTGCTCTGTCTCTCTTTCTGTCAGCATTCTTACGCAGAAAAACCAGAGCTTGTTCTCATCGAATAGTTTGATGGATTCGCTGACAGTTTCCGTGATCGGCGTACACTCCGCATCAGTCTTTAAGATAATTTCGTTCTCAGCCGCTTTTACAGCTATATTGATGCCGAGGCTAGGATTACCCGTTACTCCCTTTTGTGACATTCGATCACTGTTAATCTCTATCAACGTAATTTTGTAGAAGTACCGTCTGTAATTTCTCATTACCCATCCAAAATCACCCCAGACTTTTGTCCTATCGACCACCACAACTAATTCCACATCCGCAGGCTCGTAATTCTGCCACTTGCACAAGGAGAACAAGGTTCTATCCAACTGTATTGTTCGGTCCAGCGTCGAAATAACAATCGATAATTTCATGGCATCCTCTTCATGGAAAAGTGTGCTCACACTACAACTAATTGGATATCTATGTCTAATCTAAAACGAAAAAATAATGTGGTGCCCTCATCCAAACTATGGTTAAATTAGCTACGGCAATTTAGCCGGTAAGCACCCCACAGAACAAAGGAGAACTAAATGTCTATCACTAAGAAGCACAAAGTCGTCTTGATCTTTGAAATAGATTCAAGCGGCATCAAAAAAGAAAGCGCATCCGAACTGCTGAAGCAATTGATGAAAGTCATCGTTCCTAACGACATGACGGGGGACTTCGATTACGAGGCTTTGGGCGTCTATGGCGTCGAGGCCAACGACTCGTTTGGAAACGAAGAAAAAGAAAATCTTCAAGAAGAGGAGGAAGCATGAAACCCGCTCTAAACGATTTTCCGATGACTGCGCAGTTCCGCATCATCGATACAATTGGCGTGCCACATCCTTACTGCATTACTCCACGCCATGTAGTGATGGCTTCTGACCATCACAACGGCATCTTAGGAGTTAGAGCTATTGAAGACGCTGAACGGCTGGGAGAGAAGTGCGGAGTACGCGGCTGTCGTCTACTCTATAAGCAGCATGAACAAGCCTTGTTGGTGGAAGTAGATGACGACCGGGAACTGAATGACATTCCCGAGTTGACGCCTTATTTGCTCTCCTGCAAAGATTTGGCTATAGAAGGAAAGTACGCAGGGTTCTCTATTATAAAGAAACGATCCAAGGAGGGTCAATAATGTCTATCTTCACTGAAAAAGAACTGCACCTTATCCGGGCAAAGTATGAAGGGATGGAAGGTGAAATCGTTTCCGGTTCTAAAACGGAAAAAGAAATCATTGATCACATCTACCAACTCATCAGCAGTCTGGGACCAATGGCCCTGCAAGAACTCGTCTCTGCAAAAGTGCCGCTTCTATCAGAAATCGCACACAACGTCTTGAGAGGAAATTAAAATGAAACTAGACTGGCAAAAGGTCCCGTCCGTCATAACTGGAGGAAAGCCTTTCTTCTACAACGCCTGGCCAGATGGCTCATCTGGCAAGAAGTATTCAGTTGTCTGGCATAGGGTGTTTCAGTCGTGGGATGCACTAATAAACAACAAAGCCAAAGCCAGCTTTCTGTCATCAGACGAAGCTATGAAGTTTCTGGAACAACTGGAGAAAACAAAGTGAGAACCGTTTCTGATTTCTCAGGCATCGGATGCAAGTTAATGGAATCTGGTGAATCCATGTTCACCCACATCTTCAATAACACGAATGGCGATCCCTGCGCAACCGGATGTGCGTGGTTCGATAACGGAAAATGTCCGGCCCACATAAAGCTCCTGCTGACAAAGAAACCAAAGGTCTCGGCTAGATTTATTGAAACAGTCCGGGAGCGGGGCAAGAGACTGGGAATCTCAATTTCTAAAATACGCAAACCCTCTGGAGAGTAGATCATGCACATTGTAAAGAATTTTGAAAACGGATATGGCATATCCGTAATAGATAATGGGATAGGATCACAAGCAGGTTTGCTCGAATTAGCCGTTTTGCACTATAGCAGACTCTGCTTCCGCACTCCTATCACATCCAATGTACACGGATGGCTCACCCAAAAAGAAGTTGACATTCTCTCAAAGAGAGTAGAAGCCCTGCCGAAGGACTTGAACTGCAATCATGGTTTTCCTGAATGGAATAAGGAAAAGGAGAAAGAATGAAATATCCGACAATGGAAATGGTAGAAGAAGCGGATAGAATGCAACTCGCGAGATGGGCGCGCTTTCTCGATTCCCCCGGAATGAGCGCTGTTAGAACAGATAATTTCCATGAAGTCCTTGAAGAGGAAGCGAAGATAGGCCGTCGAATTTTCGAGAGGTTTACTGTAATGGGAGGGATGACGCCGGAAATCAGCAAAGCTATAGGATGGAATTAAGGAGGGCGTATGAATCTGCCAGTTCTGTACATCATCTTTTCGGATGATTCGCTATTCAACGAAGACCACTGCGACTGCAACTGCTTCTCATTTCATGATCTGGTGGTCAACGTGCGGGAACTCTTGAAAAAAGGACAACACATCATCGCAGTAGAAAAACAATCGCAAGAGAAAGGAGAACCCAATGTATCTGAAACCAACCACTAGCGGCTATTCTGCGGGGGGACAAACCGCAGGACGGCAGTTCTTCCTGCTCCTGATTCAGGAAAAAGACAAGCCCTGTTCGCAGGAGAATACAAGAGCTATTGTAAGGAAAGTAGCTTTGCGTCAATGTGGACATTTTATGATGGGAATTGCCAGAGTCAAAGGCGAAAGATTAA